AAAGGATGCACCGGCTTCCACAGCCGAATTTACTGTAGCTAAGGAACCGGACGAGAGTGACCTTCCTTTCTAATTTATTAAGTTGTTGAATATAATTTGGATTGGAGCTGTTGTGAAACAGTTCCAATTTTTTATTAATTTTTGATAATTTTTTACTATATTATATCGAAAATACCAATAACATTTATGATTCATGACGATGTTAAATTTCCGTTATATGTACACGCAAACGGCAAATCATACAGACTGTTTTTTGATTATAAACTGAATATACAAACAAACACATTTAATTGGTATGTAAGTTATGTTGGAGATACTGGAATCCTTTACTTGGACCACGATTACTATCATAACGAATTACTAACAAGATTTAACAACTTTTTGAAAACAATACAACAATGAACAACTTCGAATTTGAACACAATGGACAAAAACTTTGGTACAGCCGTAGTTTGGCATGCAATTTGATTATATTCAAAACAACCAATTACGACCCAATGACTATTACGCATGTTTTAGCAAACAAACGTGGACAAGGTTGCGAGTTCAATAAAGGATTGTGGAATCTTCCGGGTGGATTTATCGATTTCGGGGAGGATGCAATCGACTGCGCACTTCGAGAGACATTTGAGGAATGTGGCGTTGATTTGAAAAAACGTAAATGTTCATGTCAATTGTTCAAATTAGATACAAAGCCTACTGGAAAACGTCAAACAATGGTTGCAACCTATGTTATCCTTGTTGATGAAGACGAAGTAAAGGATTGGGAATTGTCAAATAAAAATTCTGAACCTGATGAAGTTGAAACTGTTGAGTGGGTTAACGTAAACGAGCTCGACAAATACAAGTGGACTAACAATCAGAAAAATCTTATTAACGATGCATATTTAAATTATTTTTTAGGAAGCGTATGAATTTTGAAAAACGAATTGAAGAAAGCGTAAAAGACCGCTGCAAAAATTGTGAAAACTTGTTGAACCATTTGTGTGATGGTAAAAAGGCGCATTGCATGAAATACGGAGGAATACGATGAATGTAATATTTCTTGACATAGACGGTGTATTGAATAGTCAACAATACTCCATTCGTTTTTACGACATAATTCATTCAAAACAAAAGGTGAATGTAGATTCATGGCAGTTTATCGACCCTGAATGTTTGGACCGTATTTTGCAAATATGTATGGTAACGAATGCAAAACTTATCATATCATCATCATGGCGGCATCACAACTATGTAAATACGATTGACGATTTCAAGAAATACGAAAGTCTGTACAAATTGGTTCCTCATATTATTGGTATAACGCCACGTTCGGAAGCTCGTATTCGGGGAAAGGAAATCAAATACCTTTTGGACAATTGGAAACAAAGCGCAGATGACGGTTATATCAATAAGTATTATAGAGATTTGCCATTGTTTGATTATGTAATTTTGGATGATGACAAAGATATGCTTCCAGAACAAATGTCTCATTTTATTCAAACTGATTGGACGGTAGGACTTACAGAATATCAAAAGGAAGAAATCATAAAACGATTCACGAAAATCGAAAAATAAGTTATTATTAAACAAAAATCTAAAAATGACAAATCTTATCTTAGTTTGTGCATCCATTTTAGTTTTTGTTGTTTACAATTGGGTGACAATTCATAAATATGGGTTGCCACCTTCTTTGTCTGATTCCTATTACGATTTGGAGTCAACACACAAAGGCCTCGGATGGTTGTTCATCGGTATGATGTGGACGTTTTCATTGTTGCTTCTTCCTGCGTGGTTGAATATTACCGAAACAGTCAGCGATTGGTCATATTATTTGACTGCGTTGCCATTCTTTACGGTTGCATTTATTTGTGGTGTTGGTGCGGCCGCACCATTCCGTGATAGGGGAATGGTAGAAACAGTTCATATGTTTTGTGCAAAGGCGGCTGCGGTAACGGCACTCGCATGGATTTGTAGCGTATGTTGGAAAATCGCATACGTGATACCTGTAATGCTTGGCGTTTGCTGGGGTATTGCATACTTGACAAAAACAAATAAAGCATCACGTGATTGGTGGTGGGAAATGGTTGCATTTTCGTCATTGTTCATTTCAGAGTTTATTGAAACATTGTGCATGTACTTGAATGTTCCAATTTATTAATTAATTGATTTTCAATAAATTAAAGGGGTTGAGATTAATTTTCGACCTCTTTTTTATATGTTATATTGTTACTAACTAAATATATTATTATGGAACAAGAAGTTAAAAAACAATCTAAGACAAAACTTATCGTTGCTATTACTTTACTTGCATTATTGGTTGGATTTTGGTTATCTACCTTTTTCTGGTTGCCTAAGTATGCAGCAACGCATCCTATTTTTCACAAGTACACCTCATTTGAAATTTACACTGAGATGAATCAATTGCGATATGACAGTATCAAGTTGGAACTTATTGATGCGGTTGACTGGTATATTCATCAAGTTGCGCCGTCCTCTGCGTTGAATGGATGTGTAATCGTAGATAAATGCGTAGCGCATGATATTGACATTTGTTTTGTTTTGGCTCAAGGTGAAATCGAGTCGCATTTCGGTACTATGGGATTGGCACGAAAAACAAACTCGGTATTCAATGTATTTGCATTTGATGGACACGATTACAATAAGATAAACGCAAACGGAAAATATGCCCACCCAAACGATTGTGTAGGACCATACATCAGATTACTTAAAAATGATTATCTTGTAAATGGTAAAACCGAATACGATATGCTTGTAAAGTACGTAAACAAAGACGGAAAACGTTATGCAACAAATGAGCAATATGAAAACAATCTTTTGAATAAGATGACCAAAATCAAAACGGTTACACCAATCGACTCAACATATCAAGAACTGAAAAAACAAGCATTGATTCTTGGCATTTGAGATTAATTTTCAATTAAAAGTTGCTATATTATATTGTAACAATTTTTAAATCATTTTATTATGCTAAGCGAACTAAAAATAAGAAGCCAGTTTCATATCTTCAACAAGCTCTACTTCAACAACGAACTTCCTGAGCCTAAAAGAATCGAGTTCAAGAACGTTAAGGGGTTTATCGGACAATTTCAAAAGTATGGACGTTATGATAATGGGGGAACCTGTGTTATCCGTTTTTCGACCGCTTGGGAGTTAACAGACCTCGAAGTTGAAAGAACGCTTCTTCACGAAATGATACACGAATGGCAATGGGTTTGCAATCATCCTCTCGGGCACGGAATGAGTTTCAAATGGTTTGCCCGTAAGATTAACAACATGACCAACAACAAATACGGTATTTCGCGTTGTTCTACGTTGTCTAACCCTATTAGTACGAAGGATGCAAACAAAGACGATTTCAAAGGTTGCCTTATCGTTTACGAGAATACCGATTATCCTGAACAAATCATGTTTGCCTGTTGTAACGTAAAGAACGTGAACAGCTTTAAAAGCTGGTTCAACACGTTAAGAAGACGTGACCTGAAATACGTCCATTATTATCTTGCTGAGGGAAGCGCGTTGAACTCGATTAGAAAATCCGTTCGCCGCATAAATGGTTATCGTGTTTCAAAAGAGGAATTCAAAAATAAAATCGAAAAAACGATAATTCATGAATTGTGACCCGTATGACATTATTTTTTGAGATGCATATAAATTATTATATAATTCTCGAAACTGTCTCAGAAAGCACAAAACATCTATCAACAATAAACAATTAATTACTATGACCAAGTATATAATCAAACAAACAGGACAATACGTGGAAAACAGCGAAACCGTTTACACGTATACTGTGTACAAAGGTATACTTGGCGGTTTGATTTGGGTTACGGTATTTCATCGCGTAAATAAGTATCCTGAATTTGCAATAAACGACTGTGAAAACTTTATTCATAGTCAGCACGGTCATATTGTTCATCTTTCAAAATGACTGTTCGTTGTTCGCAAAATGCAAACAATATCGTACAACAACTTTAAAATCAAAATTTATGGCAAAATATATTTCACCCGAAACTTATAAAAAATTCGTAAAAATTGTTCCCGAGTTGAAAAGAAAAATTGATTTGATAGAACTTTGGGGCGATGTTTGTTTTGAACATTCCATATACGGGGATTTGACCTCGAACAAAAAGAAATGCATATTATCGTTTATCTATAGGGACAAAGAATATTCTGTCGAAAAACCATTAAAAGAAGTGTTGTATGTCACGGATGCTGGAGACGTTGTAGATAATAGATACGAGGTTTTGTTTCCACTTGCACTTGATATGATATATGAAATCGTGACAGAACAAATGGAAAAAGATTCAACAAAAAAATCAAAAAAGAAAAAAGAGAAGACCGTTTAATCAGTCGTCTCTTCTTTTTGTTTTTTCTTTTTCTTTTCTTTTCGTGTTGTACCAAAAACATCACTACCGGGATCTTTGTATGTTGGCGGTTTTAAATCGCCCATTCCCATTGTATTTCCTGGGGTTGCAAAAGTTGATTTATCAATCATATCACCGATTGATGTAGAAACTTCTTCACCAACAAAATCGCTAAGCTTTTTCATTATTTCTTTTTGGATGTTTTCTTTTTGGCAGGTGTTGCTGCGGGTTCTTCAACAGGTGCTTCTTCTGCAGGTGTTTCTTCTACCGGCGCTTCAACAGGTGTTTCTTCTGTTACTGTTGTTTCGTCTACAACCGGTGCTTCTTCTACCGGCGCTTCAACAGGTGTTTCCTCTGTAGGTGTTTCCACAGGTGTTTCGTCTATCACGGTTGTTTTGTCCTCTGTAGGTGTTTCCACAGGTGTTTCATCTACAATATGTGGCAATCCTGTAGCATCTGGACAATTTGGTTCATTTTTAATTTCATTATCTTGTGCGAGTTTTTTATCAGCTGGACAAAAACCATATTTAACTGCTTTCGAATATAACCACGTTTCAGTTACAAATTTTCTAAATCTTGCTTCGTCAATACTGCCATCTTTTAGAATTACAGCTCTACGACGTAGTATTTTTTCAATTGTTTCTTTTTCGGTCATCATAAAAATATTTTTATTCAGTAATTAAAAAATAACAATCACGTCTTAGTAATGTAAATAAAACAAAAACATTTTTTATATTTATTTACTTACGATAAGCAAATGAATAATAACAATATATCATTAGAGAAAGCGCTTGAGGCGTATCGAGCAAAACATGTTCCCGTTGAACTTACATGGAAACAACACTTTGTAAATGAAACATTTAGTTCGGACAGTGCGCTCGAATTAACACCTGATGAGAAGCGACAATATGTAAAACGTTTGATTGAGTGTAATGTGACCATCTTCGACAGTATCAAAGCTACGAAAGGCGGTCATATTTGTACACTTTTGGACTTGTTGAAAACACTTATAAGTCCTGATAATAAAAACGTTACAAAGATTAACCGTAAAGTAATCTATCCAACCTCAAATGGTGAACGTCCTATCGGTAAGACCGCGTTTGATTTATGGAACGGATTTCAGGTTATCGATATGGATATAAAGGATGAAGTAATGGCGAAAAAACTTAAGGTTGTATTGTTTGAACACCTCAAAAAATATAACTGGTTTATTGGTGTTGCTTTGTCAAGTTCTGGTAAAGGTCTTCATATTTATACAAAAATTCAGGTATCAGATAACGAACGTAAAGACGACCGTACGAAGAAGATTGCGTATTTAACAAACTTCCGTCACAAATATTCATTCGTTTATCTTGTTTGTATTAACGCAGCTGAAGAGATTGGTTTTACAAAAGAACAACTGCTGAAGTGGATGGACTTGTCAATGTTCAAACCACAACAAGGCGCGTTTATTGGATATGACCCAAATGTATTGTTCTCAACGCATTTTTTCGAGGACTTCTTGTATATGAACTTCGATAATGTTGAGGATATGGGTCATCCTGATGTTGACTGGGTAACTTATCCTGACCTCAAGGAAGTGTTCAAACGCTGGGAATGGTTTGAAGACACTGATGAAGACAGCGAAGTAAATGTTGAGGTAAAGGATGCGCCTGAACTTACAACAAATACGCATTCACCTGTCCATTACAAACACTTCGAGCGTTGGCGTCTTGCAAATACGCTTGTAAAATTGTACGGACAGGAAAAAGGTTATATTTATCTTCGTATGATTTGTTCTGGTGTTAAGAACAAGGAGTTGCAATCAGACTGTATTACTGCAAGTCGTCACAACAAACCAATTGATGTTTGGGCGGTTAACCGTTTGAATACACAACATGGATTCAAAATAAAATTGAACATTTCGGAAGAAGAAACTAACGTACAAGAGCTTTGCGAAACAATCGACAACATCGAAAACCCTACATTGCTTCGAGAGTCGCCAAACACTAAAGAATATTATATAAAATCAAACGAGTATCTTGGCAATATCAAATGGCAATTGCTTAAGGACTGCGGCATGATTACACTCATCGAAGCCGGTGCAGGTGTTGGCAAAACTGAAATGGTAAAGTCGCTTACTAGAGATGGTAAGCGTATTATGATGGTTATGCCGTTTACTTCAACAATCAAGTCAAAAGTCGAAAATGTTGAAGGATGGCAATACGTGTATGGAAACAAAAAGGTAAAACTTGATACAGGTGACTCAATCGCATTGACGGTTGACAAATTCAGCCATATGAATTTGATGGAACTTAAAGAGGCTGGATTTGATTATATCTTCCTTGATGAGTCGCATTTGTTGTTTCAATCCGAATACAGACCTGTAATGCCTAAGGTGATTGAGATGATACGCAATACACAGGTCCCAATCATCTTGATGTCCGGAACGCCTGTTGGTGAAACGGTGTTTTTTGATGATATTGTACATTTGAAGGTAATTAAAGAGGAAACACGCAAAAAGGAATTCCATGTAATCTTAACCGAAAGACCTGATGACAATATAAACCACATGATTGACAAAATGGCACAGGATATTGTATCAGGCAAGCGAATATTGTTTCCTACAAACAAAGGAACATTGTACAAAACACGTCTTGAGGCACAATTAGTAAGTGTATTGGAATCAAAATATGGTTACAAGAAGAAGGTAATAGTCAACTATTACAAAAAGTCAAACGTTGGTGAAACATTTATGGATGATGTAAATGTTCAAAAGACAATTAAGAAAACAAACGTATTGCTTTGTTCGAATTATTTGTCCGTAGGCGTTGATATTCTTGACCGTTTCGATTTCAATATTTATTTTAACGATATATGGATGCCTCAGGAGATAGAACAGTTCGCAAATCGTCTCCGTTCGCATGACTTGTTTATATATTTGTTCTTGAATAAATGTGACACGGATGGCAACTCGCTTGGTATAACGCATTTTAAACCATTGAATATGAAATATTCCGATGAGGAAAAGAAGTTCTACAAGTCAGTTATCGATTTGTGTAATGGTATGCTAGCACGAAATCCAATCGAGTTCAAATACAATTCTCTTATTTCGACATTCATATTGCAAAACAAGTTCATAGAATATAACGAACTTGAAAATAAATATTATATAAACGATATAGCATATAAAACAATTTATTTTGAGCGTAAGTACCGAGAATATGTACAACAATTGCCTGTATTGACGCGAGGAATGAAATCATACGGGTATATTTATTCATCCGAGGACAAAGGTGCATATCGAGCAAGTCGTGAGGAGATACTTGGTATAAACGCATCAAAGGATAACGCAACTTCAGCATTGCGCGCACAACAAACATTGTACGCTGAGGAGTTGATGGACTTGATTACTGAAGACCGTTTAACGTTGTACCGCGATGTTATTGCAGGACGTTATGAGCGAATTAAGGCAGACCGTTGGGAAGAGGATCCTATTAATAAGAAAATCTATGTAAAAGACATGGAAGTATTTGATAAGGTTATACCGCTATTCGTTTCAATGTCAAAACTTTATGAACCTGAAGATATTCGAGAAATATTTGATTTTTGCCGAAATAACAATGGTACATTCAATTACGCAGCCATAACGCGCATGCGCACGTTAATCAATATGGTATATAACAACAAACGAAACCGTCTTGATTTACCGATACAACGCTTTATGGAGAAGACATACGAATTTGCTGAACAGGAAGAATGCAAAAAGGTTGAAATCGACAAGTTCATTAATAAGTTTTCTTTCGAATATATGAAGGCTGAATCTACCGACCCAAAGATGGCAATATTTTTGTCGGAGATTGTTACAGAACAAGTTAAGAAGAGTTTTATGATGTTGTTTAAGTGTTTGGTGTCCGTATCAAAACCAAACAAAAAAGGAATCGTAAAACTTAACAAAATCGAATTGATGTGGAAAACGCGTGAGGAAAAAGAATCTGAAATTTACAAAAACGAAAATATATACATACTTGCTGAATTTTTGGAGCATGTACAAATAAATAAAACTGTAGTGGATAATGAGTAAAAAACGTAGTACGTTTGTCCAATTCATGGATAAGAATGAGGACTTGGCTGAGGAATATGAAAATGAAGTAGGAGAAGATTTGTGGTCTTTGCCTATTCAGGATATAGAGGAAATAACAAGCGCAATTGCATCAAAATTAAAAATAGGATTCAATTCCGTTTTGAACAATTGCATTAACTTAGCAATACAACAAAAGGAATCGCTGTTAGAAGTATTGTCGAGGATTGGTGTATCAAATGAGCAACAATTCAGTTCTGACAGTTCTTTGCAGAAATATTTCAAAGAAATAAATCAAATATATACAAAGAACAACAATGACTATGATATACCATTTTGTAAGGAAAACCGAGAAAAGATTATCAGCATGAATCTTAAATCGGTTATTGCAATCGCAAAATGTTATCAAGGTCTCGGAATTGAATTTCAGGATTTGATTAGTGCAGGCAATGAAGGTCTTTGTCGTGCATTTGAAAAATACGACCCAAAACGAGCTAGACTAAAAGAGGACGTAATAGATGCAATAAACCGATTTGGGGACACAATAACGTATGCGCAATGGAAATCTATTATAACTGAGTTTTTGACCTATGGAGACACAATAAAACGTGAATTTGACAAGAAATTTAAAGACGGTGAGATATATACAAAGGACGAACTCGTAAAATGGGTTGACAAAAACATAAAAAATGCAAAATTCAATTCCGTTGCCTGCAAATGGATTAAAGCGTTTATATTGCAGGAGATAAATACGAATAGTCGAATGGTGAAAAAACCAAAATCAGAAATTGACAAAGACAAGGAAGAAACAGGAACATACAAAAAAGAGGTACTCGTAAAAATAGATGCACCAATTTCAGGCGAAGAAAATGGCAAAACAGTTGGCGATTTGTTGACATCAGAAGACGATGGCGTTGAAAAGGAATCTCTTGAAAACGAAGAAAACTACAAAATATTCAAACAAGGATTGAACATATTGCTTACAGGTGTCAAATCTCGCGACCGTAGAATAATCTTGAAAAAATTTGGCATCGGGATGATACGACCGTTGCAACCAAACGAAATTGCGGCTCAGGAAGAACTGTCCGTTGCTCGTATTAGTCAAATTATCAACAGTACGCTTGAACAAATGATGGAAAATTCGAAAAAATACGCAGACAAGATTGACAAAGAGTCATTATTTAGCGCATTGGAACGTTTAGTGTAAATTTTTGATTATTATTTTCTATATTATATTGTAATAACAAACAAAGATGTTTAAATATATAGGAATACGTGGACATAGAGGTGCTGGCAAAAATACGGTCAGCTATCTAATCGGAACGGCAATCGATTATTACCTGAGAAATAATTCTTGGGAAGGTTTTTTTGAAACATACGAAAAAGCTGTTGCACGTGTACTTAAAGATGAAGACTTCCTAAACGAATCTGATTTTAGGAATGTTTTCTTCGAGTCTTTTGCAGATACACCTAAAATTATGTTGGCACAATTGATTGGTATGCCTACTGAATATATGTATGAAGATTGGTGTAAGGATTCAATTATTGTTGACCTTGTTGATTTTAGTTATACACAAGCGAAAGACAAAATTGATTTAGCACAAAAGATAGAAACTTTACATCCTACAACGGCGCAACGTTTAAAAACGGATATGCTTGAAAAAGATATGACTTCAATTGACACACACGTATATATTACACTTCGAGAATTGATTTCATACTTCAGCAAATACGTAATGCAATCATTTTTTGGTAAGAATGTTTGGATTAAATCGCTGGAAGTAAGTCGTTGGGAATCTGAACGTTTTTATACAGGTTCAGGTAAAACGATATACAAAATCTTTACGGATTGTAAATTTCCGACCGAGATTTCCTATATTAAAAACAATTCAGGAATTATCGTCAAGATTAACAGGGATAATAACATAAAAGAAGGAACAAATATTTCGAAAGAACTCGAAAACGATGACCGATTTGATTTCGAAATTAATCTTGATGGTAATCTGCTGAAAACTGAAACATTTGAGACAATTAAAAGTATAACCTCTAAAATTATTAGTGAATGACAAAAACAATTGTAGCATTTGACCTGGAGACTACAGGTTTGGATGTTCAAAACGACCACGTTGTTCAAATCGGTTTAGTTCGCTTCGACAGCGAAACATTTGAAGAACTTGAATCAAAAAGCTGGTATATTAAACCTGGTGTTGATTTCGAAATGGCACCTGAGGCTCAAGAAAAGACCGGACTTACAAAAGAATTTATTATCGAGAACGGCGTTTTGCTTGCAGACATTTGGCAAGAAGCGCTTGATTTCATTGGCACCGATGATATGCTTTCATATAATGGCAATCATTTCGATGTTCCTATGCTGTACTATAACCTTCTTCGTTATGGTTTGACTTTTGATTTTTCCAATAGGACATTTTATGACTCACTTATTATCGAGCGCAAACGCAATTCCAACAAGTTGGCGGATGTTTATCGCCGTTATACTGGAAAGGAACTTGAAGGTGCGCACGATGCACTTTGCGATGTTCGTGGACTAATTGAGGTGTTCAAATATCAGAACAATATCAAAGAAGGAATTGAGGATCCCGATTTCAACCTTGTTTCGCCTGAAGGTTTTATTAAGCGAAACGATAAGGGCGAAATAGTATTTACGGTTGGCAAGTACAAAGACAAAACAACCAATGAAATTTGTATCAAAGATCCCAATTATATCAAGTGGGTCCTCGAAAAGTTTTCAAAATTGACCGGTGATTCCATCAAAGAATCGTGGTATAAAGAACATCCGAAAAACAATTAACATTATTTATTAACTTTTTAAATTATATTTTAAATGAAGAAAGACAAAAGAAAACAAGTTGATGAGACTGAAGTACAATTGCCAAAGATTGAACGTGTACAAGTTTGGGTTGTAAACAATCATCAAAATCTAAAGTCGTCAATGGATATTGATTGGCCTGAGTTTACAAATGAAGTTGAACGTATCAAAGCAAATTCTCGCCGTTATGCGAAAATGCCAATTGCTGAGGCGATGTGCGGAATTAAAGAACTGACCGTAGAGGAGCCGGCACTTCCAGTAACGCCACAAATCGGAACTATATTCAACGCTCAACTGACAAAGCACGGAAATATGGTATCTATTACCGGTATTTCAACAAAGGAGACCGTTATTTGTCGAAACAACCTGAAACGTTTTACGAATATGGAAGTAACCAATCGTGAAGTTCAAGCAAAGGTTGTTGCAATCGATAAAGTACGCCAAACGGTTACTATTGATGTATTGCAACCTATGTTTGAAAACTGGGTTAACGCAATTACGGCCGATAAGACCATCCAATACAATGTCAAGAATCCTCAGACAGTAACCGTACACGACTTGAAACTCGGAAACGGCGGTTTTGTTGGCAAGGCTGAGGTACCTGTTATTTCCGAACTGATTGGCGAGCCGTATTTTATCGATGCATTCATTCCAGGTTCGCAGATTGTATTGAACATTGAAAACGATTTTGCTCGTTGGAATGGTCAGACTGTAGAAACGTTTGTTGCCGGTTACACAACTCGTCCAGGTTCTGTAAATCAAATGAGTTTGATTTGTTCACGAAAAGCACTGTTGAACTTCGCTGGAAATCTGACAAAGATTGAACTTTACGGTGATTACTGCACAAACGGAAAGAAGTGGAAAACATTTGTCAAGTCAACTTTCAGTGGCGTAATTACAGGTGTAATCAACAGCTCAAAGAAATGCGGCGTATTTGTTGAACTTCCGTTGTTCAATATTACCGGTATGATTAACGTTGAACCTGAGCGTTTGGTTGATTTCAAAGCTGGAGAAGAAATCAATGTTCGCATTACCGATTTCGAACCAATGCTTGAGTACGACCCGACAACTGGAGCTACAATCCATCAAGAGCCATACAAAATTGAAAATGGTTGTCTAAAGAGCTGTATTTTGAAGCCCGTATTCGAATTGGCTTAATACAACAAAATGACAATTATGTAGTGACAAAATAACAAAAAGCGTGCTTTTGCACGCCTTTTGTTGTATATTGTATATAGCAAATTATTGTGACACTATGTCAAAATCGATATTGTTGAATCTAAATTTTATATCAAATGTTTCGTTCTGACGCTCGAGTTTATTGTAAGAAAATTCCATTCCGTCAATTCCATCAATACGTGGTTGGAATAACTTAATGCGACTCAATATTATTCCAGTTTCATCAATAATTTCAACCGTAAACAAGTCATCAGGTTTTTCTACATTAGCATATTCTTTCAATGCTTTGTGAAACGCCGTTTCGTACAACATAAAGTAATTATACAATCCTTGGTTTTTACGAAGTGTTACTGTAAATTCGTTTGCTAGTTGAGACAATATATTTTTTGGAGAGTATGTTGTATTTGTTCTTGATGGTTCGATACTTATACGTTTTCCTTTTATACCGATTTGAGGATTATGATTCTCAGGATGTTGTGGCGAATGTTGGTCTTGTTCGGTCAACAAATCTGACAATCCTGGGATAGTAACAGCCTGAATAGATTCATTTAAGTAATCGATTGGTGTAGTAATAACACTTTTGTCTGTGTTTAAAATTTTTGCATATTTTTCCTCAACTTCCTTAGGCAAAAAATCCTTAGGAAATTTGAATACGAACAAATCAGCGCGTGGTGATAATGACAATGAAATCATAAAATATTGTTTTTTGAAATAATAACTTAAAACGAGGTTAATTTTTCATTTAGTTTTTATATGTTTAATTACAATATATATGTATATAATGAATACAGAGATTGAACGTAATGAACTGGCCAAAAAATATTTGCCACTTGTAAAGAAAATTAGTAATCAAATGTTTAACAAATGCTCGTTAGATTATGACGAGATTGAAGGATTTGCTTGGGAAGGATTTGTTCTTGCGATGAACAACTATGACCCCAAAAAATCAACAATGACATTTACATCGTATGCTGCGTATGGTATTCGAAATGCAATTTTGAATGGTATTAACGAAACAGGCCGCACAATTGCAATTTCGTATTACAAACAAAAGAAGATGAAGGAAAACGGTGAAGAATTGCCTACATCAATTTCGCTTCAAAAGAACTTTGATAATGAAGATCATTTGGAAAGCCTTGGTATCGATGACAACACAATTTTTGATAACCCGTGGGATGTTCTTATTAGCAAATTGAAGGAAAACTTCAATGAGGATTGGGTTGATATGTTTTGTTCCATTTATGGTTTAGATGGTCATGACGTTGAAAAAGGAAAAGACATTGCAGCTCGTCAAGGCATTTCAGGTTGTCTTGTAACAAAGCGTACACACAAAATGATTGAGTTCATACAAAACGATAAGGAATTGGCGGACATTTTGCGTGACTTGCTATAAAAAACAAAACAATATAATGGATTTGAAGTTTTCAAAATTAGAAGTTGGTTTTCAAAGTAACAATCGGTATCATAACATACCTTCAATAGTATTGACGATTTCTGGTTGTAATATGAAATGCATATCAAAAAACGGTTTTGTATGTAAATATGCATATGCAAATGAAAACATATACGATGAAGAAGATGCAATAGGATTTATTGAGAAAAATTCTGATATAAATCATATTGTAATCAAAGGAGGTGAACCATTGTTGTACAAAGAACAACTTGAAAAGTTTCTAAACCGCATTTGGCGAGACGATTATGTTATCACAATTTACACAAATGGTACATTGCCAATTTTAAATCCGTTATCATTCAAATATCGAATTGCGTTGTATGTTGTAAACATTGGAGAAAAATACCTGCCTAAGCCGGGAACAAAAATAACAAATCCTGAAACAAACACTGAAGTTATTTTTGGAACATCTGATATTGAAAACATGAAACCATTGAATATCAATATGTTACGAAATATCTGTATGTACAGTAACGATTATTTGTTGTGTTTTAGAGCTGAACCTCGTAAGTTAAAACAATTTTCAGATAATGTAATTAATGACATTTGTAATTCAGATGATGAATTTGTAAATAGATTTTTCGAAAATCATCCACCTAAAAATCATGTTGTATTTACACCACGAAACAAAAAAGAACAAAATGCTGTAATAGGAATATGTTTTAAGTTCAGTAAACCATATTTAGAATATACACCAATAGAATATAACAAACCAATAAAAGTTGAATACGAAAATTAAAACAATTATGAAAATGAAAAAAACAAAAATTGTACCAGGAGAGTACCAAATCAATCATGAAAAACGAACAGTTGTTTACGCAACACTCGCGCACGGAATTATCTTCACAGGTGTTGCACGTTGTAAAGGCAATGACGTTTTTGATGAGGAAACTGGAAAGGCAATTGCAAAAATGAAGGCTATTTTGGCACAACGAAAGTATGACCTTGATTTGACCCGTGCTTTTATCAGCGACATGCGTCAATGTATGGATTATTACGCAATGCAAGGTAAAGTTTTTTCTCCGCATTATATGCGGTCACTTCAAATGGCGTGCGAAGAAGAAAAGGCACAATTGGAACACATTCGTGACCTTAAAAATCGCATTGGAGAATACAAGTAAACAATCAATTAACAAACAAAAAAGAAAAAAATTATGGCAAAAGATCTTACAAACATCTACAAAATCGATGAGGCAAAGGGTCTCGTCAAGTACACAGTAAAAGCTTATGGTGTGTATTATACAGGAAAGTCCAAGGTAAATGTTGAAGCCGGTGACGTGTTTGACCTTGAAAAGGGAAAACGTCTTGCAAAGTTGCGTGCTATTCTTAAAATGAAGCGAGGTCTGTTGAAAGAATTGCTCAATTTCCAATCTGAGGTTCAATTCTACGCAGATATGCTTGATGATATCCAAGAACAGATTCAAGTACTTACTCAGAGCGCAACACGTTTGCAGGAACGCATCAACAATGAACTTGGAGAAGAGAACATCGAAACACCGGTTGAACAATAATTTGTCAATCAAAATAAATCAAAAAGGCTTTGGATTTTCCAAAGTCTTTTTTGTTATGTGTTGTTTTTGTTATTATTTACTTATATAGCAAAAACTATGATTTCTTTATATACATACATAACAGAAGGCGGTGCATCAGGACATATGAAGCACCCATACGATTATACCGATTTTACATTGCGTGATTTGAAAGGATTAATTCGCAATTTGTTTTCAGGTCGTATAGAAGACATTACCGAGAAGATTGATGGTACGAATATTCAGGCAACAATGAATCCTCAAGGTCAAGTTGTATTTATTCGTAACAAAACCAATTTGAACAGCGAAATTGGCGGTATGACAATCGATGACATGGCTGAAAAATGGAAAGGTAACCCAGGAATACAAAAAACATTTTTAACAGGTGGTTCAATTATTACACAGGTATTCAAAAAGATTGGACCTAAGTTCTTTAATCCAAGTCCAAACAAAAAATTGGTATTGAATTGTGAATGCGTTGTAGAAGGTAAAACAAATGTTCTATATTATAAGTCTTCACAAGTTGATTTTCATGATATTTGGGTATACGAAAAAGATAAAAATGGAGAATGGGAAAATACTGATGTAACAAAATCTGGATTGGACGTTATCGAAAAGGCGGCTGAAGATGTTGATGGCGCACAAATAACACCTAAGGTTATTGTAAAAACAAACGATGAATCTGAAAAGATTCTTGTTGAATATATCAAGAAAATCGACCGTATATTCAAACAGGCAGGTTGCAAGGAAATGGACACTATTGAAGATTGGAAATTCGCACGATTCGTACAATATTGCAAAGATGGCGATGAATGGACAGATTGGGTATTGAAATCCAACGAAGGTACAAAACTTCTATTCAATCGCTGGTTCAATGGTGACAAATCAGTAAATATAAAGGAAATCAAAAAACTATATCCTGAAAACGAAAACGATTTAGCATCAGTCGACAAAAAAGAATACGGCAAATGGATTTCAGAAGTAATGGAACCAATTGACAACTTCTTTATCGGTCTAGGAAATGCAATAATCGAACTTTGTGATGGCATTTTGAACGCTGACAATAAAGCTGAAGTCGTTAAACAATTGAAAAAGGATTTGGAAGACGCTGTTAATACAGTTCGTCAAGAAGGTTCAGAAGACGCAAATCAGAAATTGACTCATCAGTTGAATCGTCTTGAGGAAATAGGATTGAACGCATCAGAAGGTATCGTATTCCGCTACAAAGGAAAACTCATGAAATGCACTGGTTCATTCGCTGCATTGAACCAAGCAATTGGATTACAATATAGCAAGAAATAATATGATAAGCTTATTTGACTATTTATATGAAGCAGTGTTCCAAAACAATGAATGGGCGCATCGTGGTGCATACGATTACCCAGTTGCATTGATTTCAGACATTCTTTCTACAGGCACTGTAGATACTGGTAAAGACGGTGAAAAGACTGTCAAACTAGATTTGTCTGAAGAAGATAAAAAGGAACTTGCAGATATTCAAGCACACGTAAAAGACAATAATGCAATTGAGCGCTTTAATGCGGTAATGAGCAAGTTTGGTGTTCAATTCAAAGATGTCTACAAAGGTAAGTTCTCTGGACACACTGGTCGTGGAATGGAAGGACAGATATTTGAATCATTGGTTTGTTATTTGTTTAATCATCCAGAAAGAGACACAAAACCTTGGTTTGACAAATTTGGTGCACCTAACAGCGATATGTGGGTTGACAACTCAATTAGAAGTGCAAAGATTATTCGTGACTTTATTGATAAGACCTATGGTGGTGCAGACAAATATGTGGCTTTGCACGTAGATGGACAAAACTTTGACAGCTATTCAGACACTATTTTGAAGTTGGCTAGTATCTTTAGTGGTAAGGAAGGTCTTGCACAAATCATTGGTAAGAAAAACGCAAATGACTTGTATGATGTAGCTTCTAAAGACAAATGGAACCCTGCTGATATTGTTCTTTTCAAGAACGACCAAAACGCTTTGCAAAAAACATTGGATGATATTGTTGCTGGAAACTCAGGTACTATTGCAAACGACATCTTGGTGGCTAAATTAGGAGAAGGTTTGATTATTCCTATTTCTCTAAAAGCAATTGACGATAAAGGTAAAATCTACGGACACAACATTGATACTGCAGAATTTATGGACAGCCATGAAATTGTGCTTACAAAATTACAACTCGGTAAGAAATATGATAAAGGTACTTCAGGTAACTTTATTGTCATTGGTATTACTGAAGATGGTGTTCCTGCAGATATTCAAGTTCGTGCGCAAACAGGTAATGATAACTTGTCTATTGAAGCAAAACTTTCATCCGGTAAAGCAAGAGGTGGTAAAGGTATTACTGTAGTAAAGAAAGCACTCGATATAAAAGACAACTCATACTATGTAGATTTCAAAGATAACGATGAACTATTTGATGAATTTGAAAAGTATGGTTTTGTTGATGAGTCTGGAAAAGATATTAAAGAGTGTCCAAGAAATCTTGCAGAAGTAGACTTGTATAATAGAACCTGCTATCGTGGCTTCTTTGGTTTGCTTCGTTTGTTTGAACAAGAAGTAAAGCGCAATCCAAAATTGAAATCTTCTTATGGTAAAGATGATAATCTTCTATTGAACTTTACAAAATTCTTGTGGAACGCTTGTACCGAATGCCCGGGTAGTTATTACATTTTGAAATAATTTTTTCATTCCTATATAAGTATAAATTTTTTAAGGTCGCCAATGCA